GGCGGTTCGAGTCCGTCGCCCGGAACCGCACCTTCACCCACGTCGGGTGCCCCATCACCACCACCCACGTCGGGACCGCCCGCAAGATCGCGAAGACCGGTGACCGGTACCCCCTCGGGAAGCCGGGACAGACCCAGAAGATCGACGCCGGCGTGACCTCGGTGGTCTGCCACGAGGCGGCCGCCGACGAGCGGGCCGCCGGGTGGCCCGCCGAGGAGCTCCCGCCGCTGGTGTTCGGCATGTGACGCACGACCGAGAGGAGGGCGACTGCCCGGTGACACCGACCGTGATGCAGTGGGTCAAGCGCCTCCTGACGAAGATCGAAGACCAGGCCCGGTACGCCGATCCGTTCGAGAAGCGGTACGCCAACGAGTACGTGCTGCCGTTCCTGGCCCGTGAGTACGCCGAGGTATACCCCGGTCTGGTGGTCGCATCCGCCGACGGGCGGGTCGTCGACTCCGTCCTGACCGGCAGCCTCCACTCGATGCTCGACGTTCCCAAGTCCGGGACGGGCGGGATCGTCGTCGACGCGCTCACCGAGCGGCTCGGGCTCGGCGGGATCACGGCCGACGACAAGGACGCCGCCGCGAAGCTCGAGAAGGCGTGGGAGGACAACGACCTCGACGTCATGCACCACGAGGGCCACCGGGAGTCGCTGATCGCGTCCCGGGCGTTCATCTCGGTCGGCCGCGACAGGAACGACGAGACCCGGGCGGTCGTGGGCATCGAGTCCGCCACCCAGGCCGCGGTCGTCCGGTCGCAGTCGGTGCCCTACGACGTGATCGCGTACCTGAAGATCTGGACCGACGACTGGACCGGGAAGCGCGCCGGGCTGCTCCGCCTCCCCGGCCTCGACTACGACCTGGCCGAGGGTGACGTGGAGGTCACGGACCCTGAGGGGTCTGGTGAGACGTCCCGGTGGTCGGTGGTCGGCGACCCGAAGCCCACCGGTCTGACCGGTGTGGTGCCGGTGTCCGAGCTCGCGCCGCGCGCGCGGCTGCTGAAGGACCCGGTGTCCGAGATCGAGCCGATCGCGTCCCTGGTCGACGTCGTCGACCTCGTCGAAGGCCTTCTGGTGTTCGCAGGGCACTTCGGTGCCGTCCCGATCCGGTACGCCACCGGCCTGGATGTCCCGCGGGACCCGAAGGACCCGTCGAAGCCGCTGCTCGGCGCCGACGGGAAGCCGATGGTCGGGTTAAATCCCCGCGCAGACCACTTCTGGGCGAACTCCAGCAAGGACGCGAAGTTCGGGCAGCTCGAGCCGGCCGGGCTGGCGTCGTTCGTGACCTGGGCCGAGCACGCGTCGGCGAAGGTGCGCGCGAAGACCGCGCTCGCGTCGACGTACTTCTCCCTCGACCTGAAGTCCCACATGTCCGCGGAGCTCCTGAAGACCGACGAGGCGCCGATGGTGCGGCGTGTCCGTCGGATGGGCGAGCACGGCAGCCTCAACCAGGCCTGGCGCCGCTCCGGGCAGCACATCCTGGCCATCGAGGCCCCGAGCATCCGGACCCGGGTGAAGCCGCGGTGGGTCGACCCCGAGACCCGCATCGAGTCCCAGCTGGTCGACCAGTTCACGAAGCTCGCCTCGACCGGGATGGGGGTCCGGGCTCTCGGGGAGCAGGTCCTCGGCTGGGACAAGGAGACCGTCGACGCCGCGGTCAACGAGTTCGAGGAGACCCGCCGTCAGCGACTCGCCGAGCAGCAGGACCCGTTCGAGCGCCTGAGCAGGGAGTTCCTCGGTGCCGATCCCACGCTCGTCGGCTGACTACTACCGCCGCCAGCAGAGCATCCTCGCGCGGCTCCTCATCGCCGTACGCCTCGCCTGGCGCCGCATCGACCCGGCCGGCCGGTGGGACGAGCAGTACGCCAACGACGGAATCGGCGCCCAGCTGCTGATGCTTGTCGCGGCCGCGCAGGTCGCGGCAGCGCGGGACGCCGACACCTACATCGCGGCCGTGCTCGCCGAGCTCCAGCTGGTCGACCAACCCGAGACCGGCGTGGTCATCCCGACCGCGTTCGCCGGAGTCGCCGGCGACGGGCGGCCCGTGGAGTCACTCCTCGGTCTCGCAATCCCCCGCGCCGGCCAGAGGTTCAACGAGTACCGCACCATCTCGGAGGCGGCCGAGCCGATCGACCGGCCCGCGTGGATGTCGGATGCGCTCTGGGACTCCCTGGAGCGGGACCGCAAGGCCAAACTCGCGGACGACGTCGCCCGCAACACCGACGCCGCGGCCCGTGAGGCGCTCGCCGAGGCCGAACGATGGGTCGAGCAGGTCGCGGCGAGCATCGTGATCGACGCCGCGCGCGCCGCGGAATCCGCTGCGACCGTCGCGCACCCGGAGGTCGGCGGGTGGGTGCGGATGCTGAACCCGCCGTCGTGCTCGAGGTGCGTGATCCTCGCCGGCAAGGTCTACCGCTGGAACGACGGGTTCGAGCGGCACCCGCTGTGCGACTGCCGCCACATCCCCGCCCGCGAGTCCGACGCCAAGGACCTCACCGTGAACCCCGACCGGTACTTCCGGTCCCTCACCGTGGCCGAGCAGGACCGGATCTTCACCCAGGCCGGCGCGCAGGCGATCCGCGATGGCGCCGACATCAACCAGGTCGTGAACGCCCGCCGGGGCATGTCGACCGCGCAGGTCGGTGGCCGCGAAGTCTTCGTGTCCAGCGACGGAACCACCCGGTTCGGTGTCGCCTACCGCGGCAGGACCGGCCGGAACATGACGCAGCGGCTCATGCCCGAGTCGATCTACGAGATCACCGGCGGCGACCGCGACGAAGCCATCCGGCTCCTCCGGCTGGCCGGCTTCATCCGCTGAACTTCCCGACTCGCGACGAGCGGAAGGCGCCCGGCGCCGCGCACCAAGCGCGCCACCCGACAGGAGACGCGATGTCCCAGAACCCCCTCATCCCCGCGAAGCCCGCCGAGATCACCCTCGACACGCTCCCGGACCTCTTCGCCCACCACCGTGCCGTCTTCGGTGGCTGGAAGATGACCGCCACCCCGCCCGAGCCGGACCCCGCCACGCCGCCCGCCGCGCCGGAGCGCCCCGACGGTGTCACCGAGGACGAGTGGGCCGCGCTGAGCGACCCCGGCCGCGCCGCGCTCACCCGCGAGCGTGAGGCCCGGCAGGCCGCCGAGCGGGCGCTCGCCGCGTCCCGGGCCCGGCCCGCGCCGCCCAAGCAGCCGGCGCAGGCGACGGCCACGCCGACGGAGCCCCCGAAGCCGCAGCCGGCCACCGGTGACCAGCCGGACATCGCAGCGATCGTCCAGCAGGCCGTGGAGGCCGCCGTGAAGCCGTTCGTGGAGCGCGAGGAGCAGCGCGAGACCCAGGCCGCGGCCGAGAAGGTCCGCACCGCGGTGCTCGACGCCGCGAAGGACAAGCTCCACGACGCCACCGACGCCCTGGCCAACATCGACCTCACCACCATCGTCACCGAGCAGGGCACAGCCGACGCCGAGAAGGTCAAGACCGCGCTCGACGACCTCGTGACCCGCAAGCCGCACCTCGCCAAGTCCACGACCCGGCAGGCCCCCATCGGGATCGGTGGCGGCGGCCCTGCCGCGGTTACCGACGCGGAGAAGGTCAAGGCCGCGCTCGCCGACATGCAGCGCGCCACCGGCATCCGCACCACCAGCAGCACACCCACCAGCTGACCCAACCCGGACGGCGTAGGCGCGAGGCCACGACCACCGGACCCATCAGGACACCGACCCGAAGGAGACTCCCGTGTCCAACTTCGCGCCCAAGCGCACCACCTACGACACCGGCGACCGCCGGTGGCTCCGCGACATGCTCAAGGCCGAGACCCACGGCGTGACCGTGACCTCGGCCGACGTCGCCGACGACGCGGACGGGCTCGTGAAGTCCGGCTCGATCGTCGCCGGCGAGGGCCTGGTCCTCAACGACTTCGTGATCAAGGCCGGCGAGAGCCACCTGATCTCCGTCGTCCACGCAGGCACCGTCGACCGGCGCTACCTGCCCACAGCGCTGACCGCCGCGCAGGAGACCAGCCTGCGGACGATCACGTTCATCAACGGCACCGTGCCGGCCTGATCCGAGAGAGGACCCCCTGACATGCAGATGATGGACCTCGTCCCCGACCTGCGCCCCGTGATCCTCGCGGCCCGCGCCCTCCGGGACGACCGGAACAGCCTCGCCCGGTTCCTGCCGCACACGCCGGTCCAGGCGATCACCTCCCGCCTCGGTCGCCGCAAGCGC